TACGGTCATGGCGTGGGTTAGACTTGATGCAGACTACGGGTCGGGTTGTGGCTGAGTATGAGGCATTGGCACCGTCTAAGCGCCCTGCTGAGATATTAGTTGATAGCATTGGCGTGGGGTCTGGCGTTGTTGACCGTTTGCAAGAGTTGGGTTTGCCTGTGCGCGGCGTGAATGTAGCAGAAAGCCCATCTATGGGTGATACATATATGAACTTGCGATCTGAGCTTTGGTTTAAGTGCAAGGCGTGGTTGGAGGATCGTAGTTGTAAGCTGCCGAAAGATGACCAACTTATTGCTGAGTTAACGGCCATTCGGTATAGCTTTACGTCTTCTGGTAAAATGAAAGCTGAGTCTAAGGATGAGATGCGGAAGCGTGGCTTGGGTTCACCTGATTTGGCTGATGCTCTTTGTTTAACGATGGCAAGTGATGCTGCAACTGCGTTGTCTGGCGCGTTTAAGACGTGGCGCGGCGAGCTAAAGCGGAATTTGCTTGGCATTGCGTGAATTTTTGGGCGTCTAAGCTCTCTGTGTTAGGTTGTAGGTGCAACTTATATGGAGGTTTTTGTTATGCCTATGGTGAACGGTAAGAAGTACTCTTACGGCAAAAAGGGTATGGCTGCGGCTAAAAAGGCGGCGAAAAAATCTGGCAAAAAAATGAAGATGAAGAAGAAGTAATGGCAAAGAAACCTGGGCTATATGCCAACATTCATGCAAAGCGCAAACGGATCAAGCGCCAAAAAGCAGCAGGCAAGACGCCAGAGAAAATGCGTAAAGTAGGTTCTAAGGGTGCGCCAACAAGCAAAGCTTTTAAGCAAAGTGCAAAGACGGCTAAGAAAAAATGAGCATATTTGACGAATTAGCTAGATCAGGCGGTTATTATAATGCGCGTGATATGTTTGACGGCGGCGGGGCTATGGCGCGTGGTGGTCGTTTTCAAGGTGGCGGTTTGTTAAGCTTGATCGGCAACTTGGCTAATTCTCTTGCTGGTCGAGACATGGGCAAACGTTCTGCATATTTTGCAAAGAAACCTATGGCGCGTCCTATGCCTATGCAGAATAATGCGCCTCGAACGGTTGAGCCAAGCATTACTTCTGACCCTAGAAATTTTGCAAGAGGCACAGAGCCTAGGATGCTGACTGAAGCAGAGAAAGAGGCGCTTGTTATGGCGCAGTTTTTCCCTTCTGCAATGCAACCAGTTATGGACCCAATGCTTAACACCCCCTCTGCCCCTATGCAGTTTGTGCCGCCAAGCTCTCAAATTGATCCAAGATTAAAAAAAATAAGTGATTTTCCACCAGTTATTCCTGTTTTGCCAGAAGCGCCTATGCCGCCAAGCATTAATACGCAATCTGCAAATATTTTAGCAACGCCTGCCGGTATGTCTGATATTGAAGCTCAGTTGCGCCGTAGGTTTCCAGATGCGACAGACGAAGAAATACGAAGGGCAATGCAAATGGTAGCAAATTCAAGGCCTTACAACTAATGCCGACCAAGCGTAAAAAAATATCGCCAAGCAAAAAATTTGCAGATGGCACAACATATAAGGATGGCGATGGCAAAACGCGTCGGCGTGTATCTTCTCCTGGCACAAAGCGAGGCAAGGCATATTGCGCAAGAACGGTAAGCCAGAAGCGCACGCCAAAAGTCAAAGTACGGCGTAAGGCTTGGGGTTGCCGTGGTAAAAATTCAGTGAGGACGTAGATGGCAATTACGACATACGCAGAGCTTAAAACAGCTATAGGTGACTTTCTTAACCGTGATGATTTAACAAGCGTTGCGCCAGATTTTATTGCTCTTGCAGAAGCAGACATTAACAGGCGTGTGAGGCATTGGCGTAACGAGGGCAGAGCTACAGCGCAGATCGACACGCAGTTTAGCGCCCTACCCGCAGATTTTGCAGAAGCTTTGACATTCCACGTAACGTCTGGCGATTTGGCTCAGATCGAGCTGTTGAGCAAAGCTGAGATGTTAAAGCGTCGTAAGTCTAGTTCTGATGCAACTGGCAAGCCTGCTTTTTATGCAATTACAGCGGGTGAGATTGAGGTCTACCCAACGCCAGATGGAACATACACGACAGAGTTGTATTACTATAAGCGTGTAAGCGCGTTAAGCGACAGCAACACCACCAATGATATTCTAACGTATTTCCCAGATGTGTATTTGTATGGCGCACTGGTACACTCTGCCCCTTATCTTAAAGACGATGCGCGTGTTGCAATTTGGGGTTCTATTTACGCGCAAGTACTTGCTGACATTAACAGCGAATCCGAGGCAACCAAGTTTGGCGGTTCTGGCCGCCGCATGAAAATAAAGGCGTATTAATTATGAGTTTTAGCAATACATTTGAGACGCACGTATTAAACTATGTGTTTACTGCAACAAGCGTAACCAGGCCAACAGCTTGGTATCTCGCGCTATTCACAAGCAACCCGGCAGAAGATGCAAGCGGCACTGAGGTGTCAACTTCTGGCACTGCATACGCAAGGCAATCCGCTGCCTTTACGGTGTCGGGCAATACCGCGTCTAACTCTGCCGCGATAGAGTTTCCCACAGCCACGGCGTCGTATGGCACGGTAAGCCATGTGGGTGTGTTTGACGCAAGCACTAGCGGCAATCTTATTGCATACTCGGCGTTGAGCACAAGCAAGGCGATTGACACGGGCGACGTGTTCCGCGTGCCATCGGGTGATCTTGATATAACGCTCGACTAATGACTAACACCACCTACAGAACAGGCTTTGGTACTGGCACATACGGTGTTAATGCCTTTGGTCTTGATGGTGTGTTTAAAGATGGTGAGGCCATTGTTATTGGCGTTACCACCACAGCTAGCGGCGTTGTGCGTGTTAGACTTGCGGCGTCTATTCCGGCGGCATTATCTAGCGTTACTTCTGCCGGGCAACGGGTCAGAGAAGCGGCAGCCACAACTTCAGCTTCAGCGTCTACGTCTTGCAGTGGTCAGCGTGTGCGAGAAAGCAGCGCCACGTCTGCCGCAAGTTTTACCAATACGGCTTCAGCGCAACGGGTTAGAGAGGCAAGCGCCACCCCTGCCGCGTCTGCAAGTAATACGGCTGTTTGCGAAAGAATTAGACTTGGCGCGGCCACAGTAACACCGAGCGCCACAACAACAGCCAATGCCACAACAGTGGTGAGCGTGACGGTAGCAATCCCATGCGTTAGTACAAATGTTGCAACAGCGAACCGCGTGCAGTCTAGCGGTGGTTCTACAAGTGCAGCATGTAGCATTACGGCGAACGGCATAGAAAAGTGGGAGCCAATCGCAGACGTGACCGACACCTGGTCAGACGTTTCCCCGGAGAGCGACACCTGGTCTGACGTGGCAGCCGAGAGCGATACGTGGTCAGAGGCGGCGTAGCATAGAATTTTGGTAAATCAGACCTTTTGTGAGATAATTTGCGCAACGAGCTAGGCAGTTCGTTTTCCCCTAAATCATTGGAAGCGTGCGCCTAAAGCATTGCAACTTGGAGATTAAAATATGGCTGACACCACCACCACAACGTATAGCTTAACCAAACCCGAGGTTGGCGCTTCAGAAGATACATGGGGCACCAAAATAAATGCTAATCTAGATGCGGTTGATGATCTGCTTGACGGTACGACGCCCGTCACTGGGATAGATATTAACTCAGGCACAATTGACAATGCGGTGATCGGTGGGTCTACGGCGGCGGCGATAACTGGCACGACGATCACGGGTACGAGCTTTGTATCTTCTGGAGACATGACGTTTGGTGACAATAACAAAGCCATCTTTGGCGCAGGGTCTGACCTACAGATTTACCATGATGGGTCTAATAGTTATATTGATGACCAAGGAACTGGCCGTGTTTATATCAGGGCATCTGACCAACTTAGATTACAGGCTTCTGATGGTGAAAATTATGCTTTATTTGCAGCAAATGGTGCGGCTCAGTTTTATTACGACAACTCACAGAAACTCGCCACCACCTCCACAGGTGTAGACGTAACTGGTGCGTTAGATGTTAATTCTAGCAATGAAAACGTAGTTGCAACATTTACGTCAACTGATACCGAAGCTCAAATAAATTTAGTAGACACTACTGGTTCAGCACAGATACGGTCACGGAATGACTTGCGGTTTTACACCAACGGTGGGTCAACAAGGGCTATGGACATAACTAGCAGCGGAAATGTTGGCATTGGCACGAGTTCTCCTGAAACACGCCTCCACATAACAGACAGCAGCAACCAAGCGAACCAAACAATTCGGTTTGGCAATCCTTCTGCTGCACCGTACGGTGAAATAAACTACAGCTCTTTAGGTTTTGAGCACCTTTACATTACCTCAAAGGGAACGACCACGGGTTATGGAAATATTGTCTTCCAGACAGGGCCAACCCCTTCGGAGAGATGCCGCATCGATAGCAGCGGTAAATTGCTTGTGGGTAAGTCCTCTTCTAACTATGCAACTGAAGGTGTAGAAATACGTTCAAATGAAGTTTTAATTACAAAAGCAGGAGCTAATCCACTTAGTGTCCGAAACGATGGCAATGGTGGTTTGATTAGCTTTAATTCTTCTGGCACCACTGTGGGGAGTATTGGGATACAATCTACTGGTTTTTACATAGACGGTGAAAATGGGCACGCAGGGATACGTTTTGCAGGAAATGAAGTAAGCCCAAGAGACAATGGTTCTGATGCTGACGGTGTAGTCAGCTTAGGTGAAAGTGATAAACGCTTCAAAGACCTTTTTCTGTCTGGCGGTGTTTACCTTGGCGGCACTGGGTCGGCTAATCAGTTGGATGACTATGAGGAGGGGACTTGGACAGTTAATGTAATTAAAGGTGGTTCTGCTTTACCTGTTAATACTAGGTACGGATATTATACAAAAGTTGGTAATTTGATTTATATTCAGTTTTATTGGTTTTATAATGGTAATCTATCTTCTGAGACAAATAATTCAACTCAATATAAAGCGATAGGTATGCCTTATGCTTTGCAATCTTTAACAAGTGCCGCATATGCAGGAATTGGTTCAACTTATTTAGTTGTAAATGGCACTAATTACGCAAATGATTATTATCATAAGTGGCAAGTTAACGCTACAGATTCAATTTCTTTAACTGGACACGCTCAAACAACTCAGCATTCAAGTGGTAGTTTAGAACTATCTGGTGCTGGTGTATTTAGAACAACATAACCCTCTCAGAGATTGGGTTGGACAGGTGGCAATAACGCCACGATAAAACAAAGGAGCCTAACATGGCATTAACAGAAGAAACAGTACAAGACAAAATAGAGATCGTGTCTGAGCATAAATTCGTTCAGGTGAGAACCGCCACAGTCATCAAGCGTGACGGCACAGAGATCAGCCGTGGATACCACCGCCATGTTGTTGCACCAGACGCAGACATAAGTGGCGAATCTGACGAAGTCAAAGCCATCTGCAATGCAGTCCACACAGACGCAGTTAAAGCAGCTTATGCCGCACATCTAGAAGCACAGGAGTAATAAAATGGCTATAACATACACTTGGACTATCCCCACCGTAGAAAGAACTTTAGCAGACGGTGGCATCACGACTATCCACTGGCGATGCACAGGCGTCGATGGTGATCACTCAGCGTCTTCATACGGCACAACAGGCCATGATCCAGATGCATCAGATAGCGGTTTCATAAGCTACGACAGCGTAACTGAAGCAAATTGCATTGCTTGGGCGCAAGGTGCGTTGGACAAGGATGCGATTGAAGCAGCTATTGCAAGCGAGATTGACGCAATGGCAAATCCAACCAGTGGCTCAGGACAACCTTGGGCTGCTTAACTTAACGAAAGGAGATCAACATGGTTGAAGATAAAAAGACCATTACGATTGACGATATAGAATACACAGAAGATCAACTATCAGACGAAGCAAAGGCTTGCATTAATCATTTGGGCTCACTGGATCAAAAGATAAGAAGCGCAGAGTTTAACTTAACGCAACTGCAAGGCGGCAAGGAGTTTTTCTTGGGTAGGCTAAAGGCTGAATTACCGCAAGAAATAGCGGCTGAGTAATACAAGTACCAAACACTAAAGGGGCGTCGGGTTGGCGTCCTTTTTTTGGGTTTTAAAGCTTCTGTGATAATGTGAAGGCGTAGAAGTTTTGAGGCGTGCATGTCATTAATTGACTTGAATATCCCGGCGGGCG